GCGAGTACGGGATCCGCCTTGCGCGGCTGCTTCGGAAAGATATGGTCGATATCAATCGACGCATGGTTCAGCGTGGCCTCGTGCTGATCGAGCTCCGCGAGATAGAGTAGCGCAGCTGCCGCCTTGTTGAACTGGCTGCCTGTCTTGAACTGCTCGCTCGCCACACGCTCCTTGAAGTTCTGGCCTTCCTCCTCGAGCCAGGCCGCGAACTGCTTACCAATGAGGCTCATCGCAGCAGCGGGACTGATCTCACCCGCGATCAGCAACGACACCGGCGCACCATCCCCAATCAAGAGGCCGCGGTACTTGCTGGCATTGAAGGAGAATCGTCCACTGACACGAATACCGTAGGCGATCATGGCTCGCACAAAGGGCACAGCGTCGTTCATGCGCTCCATGCTGAAGAGTACGGGAAACAGACAGTGATCCACCACCTCGTGACCGCTGGCGAAGCGGAGCAGAATCCGCGCGTACGTGTTATCCCGAAGCCACTGACGAACGGCGAATCCCTTCTCAACCGTGGCTGAGAACAGTTCGAGGATGTTCGTCGCACCGCCGGCCTTGAGCTGCTCGATCCGATCAAAGACGGCGCTCGGATACTTTTCGACCGTGGCCCAGGTGTGCGCGAACAGATTTGCCATCAGATGGATGAACTGATCAAAGCCGGCACCCATGCCGATGCGCGTCTCCCAATCACGAAAGCGCATATGGACTGCCGCGCTATGCTGCTCACCGATGGAATGCACGATGGCGTTCTTCAGCAGAAAGACGGGCGGAACAATGACCTTGATATTGTTCAGATCATTGAAGACCTTGATGGCGAAGTCCCAGTCGGTGATTAGCATGCGGTCGGTCTTTGTGTTCTTGTAGATGAAGGTGCGGAACGGCTTGATCTGCGCCGGTGTCAGAAGCTCGCTGAGTACGGTGCGAACCGTCTGATGCGCCGCATAGATGTTTGAATCCTGCTCACCCACCGGCGGAATGCATCCATTGAGGACATTACCGAGGGCGCGGAAGTCTTGGGAATAAACTGAGCGGATGTTCGGAATGCGCACCCATTCATTCGATGCCATGATCTCGGCATCTTCGGGGGTCGGCTCGTCGCCGAGTTCGTCATCGCCGTACTGGCTGATCTTCGACAGAAGACGCTCGTCGCCGAGCAACTCGCAGCAGACAAGGAAGGCGAGGAAGTAGACCGTGAAGCGGTGCTGTGAGTCTGAGATTCGGGGGATCGAGCCAGCGATGGGACTCATGTAGATAATTGAGATACCGAGCCAATTCTCGCGGTTTTCCAGATAGCTCTTAACTGCCTCCTTGAGCACGTATTCGATATGCTTTTCACGTGTCCACATGAAATACCGACTGTGATACGGGATTTCATGAGGAGATTCGAGCACGCTGAAGAGATTGAACTTTGAGTACATCTCATACGGGAGTGATTCGGCCATCGTACTGTACACTACGAAGTGTGGCGTACGAGTCAAATTTAACCAACTAAAAGTCGCCACCCGCGCGTGAGCGATTCCCACCACGGGTATTAATGAGATCGCGTTGTGCCGGCGTCGTGCAGACACATCCGCCGCTGCAGCTCAGCGTGGAATCGCAGCACTCTGGTCCCGCATGGTTGTTCTTGAACAGGAAGAGATTGTCGGGGCCGATCACGACCTCAGGGCCATCCAGCGGTACGTTCGGGCTCTTGGCACGGAAACCCTGCGCCGCAGCCGGCAGACCCATCGCCAGATTTACACCGTCATAGCTGCCAATGGGCGCCGTACCGAAGCCGTTACTGAGATAGTCCATATAGTGCTCCTCCGTACCAACAGAGGCCTTACCCCAGACCTTACCACCGACCTTGCCCTTCAGAACCGCCGTAGCAAAGCCCTCGTGCGTACGTGCGGGCCAGTTTGTCATCCCCATCAGCATGGCGAGATTTGCCAAAAAGAGCAGTGCCAGCATGCCAATCAGATACATACTGCGGCTGTTCATCTATCTAGATAGTAATATCCTTTTTTGGGTCCAGAATGACATCATCCACGAGATCCCCAATGACCGCTAAGCCCACGTCGGATGCATCGCGAATTGACCATTCGCCGCTGCCCACCTGGAACTCGCCCGCCGCCGTGTAGAGATGAATCCAACGCATGGGATGGAGATCCTCGCACCGCATTGTCACCGGCTGCGTCCACAGACTGGACTCACGATGCCGAATCCAGCTACCGATGGAGACTAACAGTGTGTCCTCGATCGTCGGATCGGGTAGTTCAACCGCGTCCGTGATCTGATTGCCGGCGATCTCCACAATACCGACCACCCGTGTCAGTCCACCGTCGCGGGTATAGAGGCGGTCGCCGATGCGGATATCCATTACGCGCCGGAGCTTGCGGTAACCGAAGAAGCCGGCTACAGGGACCATACAATCGGGAGAGAGGCCGGCATCGGAGGAGACCGCACGGGCAGAGAGTCGCGGCGCGGGTTCCTGTGTCCTGTTCAGTGTCCGCCACACGGCTCGGTACCAGTTCTCAAGGGCGGGACGGTCATCATCCTCAATCTCCTCCCAGTCGGCAAAGATGCGCCGACCGTGCAGTCCCTTGACCGGAATCTGCCGTCGCGCAGTGGTCAGACACCAGAGATCTGTCAGTCGAGCAGATTCCGGTGACGGCACTGCTTCCGGATGATCGCGTACGCGGCAACCGCCGATAAGATGATCGCCCGTCACGCGCACACCGTCCAGCACCCACAGGCTCTCGATCGTGTTGAAGCGGTGCACCGCGGTCACGTAGTTACTGTCGTTTGGCCAGAGCGCCTGTCCTATTCGCACTGTCTCAATCGGAATCGCACTGCCAGTCTCTGTAACGACCATCGTACCGGCGGCAAAGCATGCACCGGGTGTGAAGAGTTCTGCAACCATGGCCGCCGCGATTGCGGTAGCGACAGACACTACCACGACGGATACGAGTGCAGTAATTGTAATAATGAGACCGGAAATGGGTAACAATATGAAGAAGAGGATGATCTGGAGCGCGATCAGGATACCGATAATGATGATGGCAACGATGAGGATGAGCTGGGTGGCCGAGATAAAGGCCGAAATGAGGGCGATCAGTCCAAACACAATTGAGAGTGCTGCCGCCTGCAGCCGCCCCACAATACTATGGAGTTGAATCATGAAGTTGTGAAAGAGCTTGGCCGCCCCCTTCATCTTGTCCATGAAAGTGGAATAGGCCTCGTAACAGAATTTCCATATATTGAAAAACACGTCGGATACGACGTTGGCGACCTCTTGCATGATGGTACTCAGACCGGCTTCCGCATCGGCCAGATCCTTGGGAATCTCGGCGGCCGTGCGCAGGCCGGCTTGGACAAACTCCTTCTGACAGAATGACCAGTTGTCCCGTGCAAACTCGGCCGCTGTACGTGGATCCGTCGTGGGCTTGTAGAGTCCACCGGTTGCCAGTACGGAGGCAGTGCATCGGGCGGTATCCCAGTTGCGGCCGACGTCAACGCGAAAGGCGGCCATTAGAACAGCGCCGAGACCAAGACAGAGTCCCAGTGTCAGTGTCAAGAACTGGAATAGTGTTCCCGACTTCATCCCCCTGTTGCCTCGTCTGATTTTCGGCCTCATGATTAGAACATGGCCGGCACTCACACACGTAAGAGTCTAGCTCGCAGAGCCGATGGCAGCTGTCCCGCGGGCTACCATACACGTAAGGCATACACGGTCAGACGTACGGGTACTCGGGTGGAGCCCTCCTGCGTTCGGGCCACGACATCACAGGGAGCGCGCTCCAATTTCCTGCGTTCGACCCGTCGCAGCATGAGTAAGCGACTCCAGGGATTCCGTAAGTCGGCACGGGGACCGTCCTCCTGTCCCAAGGGCCAGATAGTGCGCAATGCCTATGTGCGCATTCGGCAGGGAGAGCGTCAGTACGTGGCGGCCAGCTGCATTAAAGATGTCGGTAATCCTGGCAAGGGTCTGCCTTCCGGGGCACCCGGCATTGGTGCACTGCGCAAGGGCGATCTCAAGCAGTTTGGATATACCAAGGTCAAGACTCTGAGTCCTGTGATCCGTCACGCTGCCCTCACCAAGGCCGTGACCGCTTACGGCTCTCTGGCCATCTGGCGTAAGCTCAATGCACTCTTCATTTATTCGCGCCACACGGCACCAGATTCGTCTAAGGTATTTAAGGAGGATCGGGACTGGGTAAAGGCTAAGTTTGGTATACGTGCTTTCAAGGACTGAGCCACCAGGCTCGGTACTTGAGGCTCGGTATTCAAGGCTCGGTATTCAAGGACTGAGCCACCAGGCTCGGTACTTGAGGCTCGGTATTCAAGGCTCGGTATTCAAGGACTGAGCCAAAACGCCAGCGACGGTAGATGGCATCAGAGTACTCTCTGTTAGATGCAAAAGGGCAATTGCCAGATGATCTGCGCGAAGAAGCGGCCCTGGCTTTGCAAAAGGTCGGCGCCTATCTTGGCAGTCACGGCGACCCCAATGTAATGAAATCTTTTAAAGAGCCGCCAGGACTGATGGGCCTATTCTATCTGACAGCAATGCTTGGAATCTTTCTCTGGATCATCGCCGAAATTGGTAACTATTATGAGATCGTCAATAACTGGGCGCATTATCGGTGTACGCCCTCGGTGGGACCATTCTCAAAGTTCTACGGCCATGACCTGAATGATACAATGAGCTTCTGCATCGGCGAACAGGTGAAAGAACATGCAGGTGGTGTGATCACTCCCATATACAAGGGGATCAGTGAAGTACAGTCCGTGATTGACAAGGTGGTGGACAAGGTGGAAGCTGTCGAAGGTGGCATCATGGGTCTCCTCAAAGGATTCGAGTCCTTTGTTGTGAATTTCGTAAACTCCTTCAGACTTCTCGGTACGCGAGTGCGCATGTCTTTCATCCGTATTAAGGAGATCTTTGCCCGTGTCTATGGGATCTTCATCGCCTTTTCCTATGCGGCCATCTCCGCCATTACCTTCGGTGAGAACCTGGTATGTAATCCGCTGGTCACCTTCGTAGCCGGATTCGCCGGCGTCGACATCTGCTGTTTCGCAGCAGAGACCCATGTACAGATGGCAGATGGATCAGCACTACCCATTACGAAGGTGCAGATCGGCGACTGTTTGGCGGACGGTCAGCGGGTGACGGCCTGCTTTGAGTTCGACGGTCGCCAAACGGCCATGGTGAACATACAGGGAGTCCATGTCAGTACCAATCATTCTGTCCTGACTACTTCTTGGATTGCCGCAGGAGATCACCCCGATGCTATCCCCGTACCGAGCCGTGAGCGGATCTGGTGTCTGAACACAACGACTAACACTATTCCGATCATTGGCGATACCCCGCTCACTTTCACCGACTATGAAGAATCATCGGCCGCGGAGATTGTGGCGGAAGCTCAGGCGGCGGCGGAGAGAGAGCTCAACGGTTCTCTGGAACAGGTGGGCCCGACCGTGGCCGACTACGGGCTGGGTCTCGATCCCAACTGGCTCGTACTCCTCAACGGTAGCCGATGGAGTCGCATAGCGGATCTGGTCGTGGGAGATCGGCTGTCCCACGGTGCTAGCGTGCGCGGCGTGGTGCGCGAACTCTGTCAGGACGTACGGTTAACACCAGCGGGATTACGGGTCGCAGCCGCGCAGTTGATCGATAGCGGTAAGTCTTGGGTGCGTGCGGCTACGTGCTTCACGCAAAAAGGGAGTCAAGGGAGTCCAGCGATCCTCTGTCAGCTCTTTTTATCCACCAACGAACCCTTCACGGTTACTTCCGCAACAGAACTCTTGACCGTGCGCGATTATCAGGAATGGCAGGGGGCAGCAGTTCAGGAACCCTATGATAGATATATTGGCGGAGAACGCAAACTTGACTGTTCGGACCCTAAGGATAATAGAGATAATAAGAACAATGTTGTCATCAATCCGAACGTACTGGCCACCAAGTCCCACAGCTGACCAGCCCATGACAGGTTGGAAGATGGGTACACATACTGGAAAACTGTCTTGGACCGAATCACTCAAAGATCTCCACAGAGGTGCATGGTGGACGGGACTACGACTGTTTGCTACTAGAGAGCCCGTTATCTACACAGTTCGCCTGGTGGGTTGGCCTGGATCTGGATCTGATTCAGAATTCGAGTGGACTCAGACCAGCAGTTCATGGAAACCACTGCCCTGGCCCATACCTGCAGGTTTAGCGAGCCAGTTGAATCTGAGACTGGCCATTACTGGACCAGAAGGCATCTCGACGGTCGTGAAGATCTCCTTCTATGAGATGCCGCTGCTCGAAAAAGAACGCCTCATATTCGTCAATGCCAGTGAGAAGACCTGTCTCATGTGGAATGGGCGATCATGGTCTACTCCATACGAAGGAGAGCCTCCTCTGTGGAAGACGCTGCACGTCATCGTGCCGCCGATGGAGAGACTGCTGACAAACGACTGGCATGACGTGCCAGTATGTATGCATGAGTGGGGGGTAAAAGTTGACTAATATATGTCAGTCCTAGGCCCATAGTACGATGACCACAATGATTTCCGCAATTCGTGTTTCCGACTATCTGGCAGTTCGCCTGCATTCTACTTCTGCAGTAGCAGTAACGAGACCTCTGAGACTGGCCATTCTCCTCGATGTGAGCGACAGCATGGCGCACAATCGCTTGGACGCCGTGAAGTGTACTCTTCACGCCGCCCGTGCGCTCTGGCTTCCAGATGACCGTGTGACCCTGGTCACCTTCGGTGAGCGCGCCACGCTGGTTCTCGACAATCATTCCATGGATGCCGCGGGGCAGGAAAGCTTCTACAACACGGTAGATGCACTTCAAACGGATGGCTGTACTGATCTTGGCGCTGGGCTGGTCTGTCTGGCAGAAACAGTACAGGCCAATGGCTACGACCAAGTCCTTCTCCTAACAGATGGCGATGTCAATCGTGGCATACAGTCCATCGCAGGCTTGCGCACTATGGCACTCAACCTCGGTATTCCCGTAGGTGCACTCGGCTACGGCGCGGACCACAATCGTGTTCTACTCCGTGATCTCGCACTGACCTCGCGCGGTGCCTACATTTACTGCGATTCAGATGAGGTGCTGCCTACGGCGATAGGCGGAATGATTACGGAGTTGCGCACACAGGTGTGCGCAAAGGCGACGGTGACTGTAGATTCGGGTGACTGGATATGTCAGGAACTTGGTAGCACTGACACTGATCGCAGCTTCGTCCTTGGGTCGATCGTACCGGATCGCGACTACTGGGTTGTCTATCGATCTGTTACTGCTGCAGCAGAGAATCCAGTGATCCGCTGTGATGCACCTGGTGCTAGTGCTGCTGGTCCAACATTCCTGGATAACGGTGACCTTCTCAAGGAGCAGGTGCTGCGTTGTCGTGTGGCCGCCCTCCTTGGACAAACATCGGACTGTCTCGAATCGCATCGCGATACCACAGTCTGTCTTGCCGCACTTCGTGCATTGGAAGCCGAGATAGCGGCAGAGTCCGCAGAGTTCCGTCTGCGCTCTCTACCGATGCACCTGCAGGCGGAACTGGTGGGACTCATCGGCGAAATGACGCGTCCTCACAGATCTGTCTCCCCCGCTCTGATGGCGCGCATGAGTTCGCAGACAGCCTATCTCTCATCGCAGCGGGGGCCGAGTACGGCGGATCCGTCAAATGATCTCTTCAACTCGCCGACGGTACGCGTCGGTTCGAACCAGACACGGGCGGCTTATGATAGCAGTCGCGGTCGCGGTCGCAGAGCACCCTCACCGCCACCGTCGCCGTCACCGTATCCTATGAGTCCTCCTCCGATACGTCGCGTCTAACTAAAGCCGGTCTAGCCCATCAGATCTAGAAGATGCCCGTCACCAAAACAGAAAAACCAGCAAAAGATCGAGTGAGCGAGTGCCTCACTATTTTGCATAAGCTCAAACACGAACTCCAGATTCCCGATCATAATCTGAGTATCATGCTACTCAAGAAACGGATGGCACAGTATTGGCGTGACGGACGCGGCCAAGATGACAAAATACCACTCTTCAACTCCGATCGCTATATTCTCTACAAGCTGCCGCGGTGGTCACACCAGTATGTGGAGCTTACTCTGCGTGCCGGCCCCCTCACACATCACACACTCCCTTCAAATCTTCTGGCAGAGCTAGGGGTTGGAATGAGTAGTGAGCCGCCATCTGATCCAATACATCCTTCTCCGCCGGCGTCAGCAGAGAGATCGCCACTCCCTTGCGACCAAAGCGGCCACAGCGACCAATCCGGTGGATGTAGCTCTCCTTGTCCTCAAAGCTCGGAAGATCGAAGTTGAAGACACAGGACACCTGCTGCACGTCAATGCCGCGAGCTAAGAGGTTCGTGGCAATGAGAACGCGGGTATTCCCCTTACGGAAATCGTCCATACGCTGCTTGCGAATCGCCTGCGTCATCGGCTCACCATAGATCACAGAGACGGGGAAACCACGATCTGTCAGTACTGAGAAGAGCCTATCTGCCCGTTCTTTGGTGTTGACGAAGATGATAGAGGACTGAATCGTCAGGGTCTCGAAGATATCGCAGAAGGTCTCAAGCTTCCAAGACTCCTCCTGCAGCGTTACGTAGAACTGACGAATGCCATCCAGCTTGACCTCTGCATCCTTGAGTGTTACGCGTACGGGATTCTTCAAGATCTGGTCCGCTAGATCCTTGACCTCGGGCGGCATGGTTGCAGAGAAGAAGCCCACCTGGCAGTCCTTGGGAAGACCGATATTGACGATCTCTCCCACCTGCTCCGCAAAGCGGTCGCGCAACATCTCATCCGCCTCATCCAGAACAAAGCAGCGCAGCCCGTCGAAGCGCAGATCGCGACTGTTGGCCAGATCATATACGCGACCGGGCGTACCGACCACCACATGTGCGCCGGCGCGAATCTCTCGTGCGTTGGTATGGCGGGGGACGCCACCCACGGCCAGAACCACCGTGACCTTCATAAAGGTGCCAATGGTGCGGATCTCCTTAGCGATCTGATCCGCCAGCTCGTGCGTGTGTGCCATGATCAGTACCTGTGTCTGCTTTAGTGCGGGGTCAATGCGACTCAAGACACCGATGCCGAAGGTGCCCGTCTTGCCCGTACCGGACTGGGCCTGACCAAGGACGTCGCGACCCACCACCATGGGACGGATCGCGGCGGACTGAATGGCCGATGGCTTCTCAAAGCCATGTGAATACACTCCACGGAGCAGGTCGTCGCTCAGCCCCATGGAGTCGAAGCTTGTGATAGGAGGGAATTCCTCCGCATTAGATGTCTCGATCTCAAATTGCATGCTCATCGTACTCGCTTGACGGCTTGACCGTCAAGCCAGTCAACTTTAGGCCCACTAGTCAGCAAACATCAGAGCCGCCCTACCTCCGTAGATGCGCAGCATGTTGTACCGTGTGAGCCATATGAAGATATTGAATTTGGGCTGGTTCAGAACACGGCGCAGCGGCCGTATCTCTACGCGATTTGCCTGAGATGTCGTATTGGAGGAGCCCGCCGTCGTGGTAACCGCGGTAATATAGGGACTAACATAACTGCCGCCGCCGCCTCCCGCGACCGCACCGTCGCCACCGCCATAATAGCCGTCACCGCCCTTGCCCCCACCACCCGTCGATATCAGATCGGCATTGAAAGACAGATCCGTCGTGGGCATCTGCCGACCAGTGGACGAACCGAGACCGGGTCCTGGATCGATGCGACCACCACCCCCACCGCCGCCTGAGAGATCCAGAGCCGCATGTGTTTGCGCCTGATCGACGCCACGGAAGCCTATCGCAGCGGCCGAACCAGCGTGTCCGCCTCGGCCCCTCGGGCTACCTTTCCCCCCCGCCCCCGCCACGGCGATCCACAGAAATTTCGTGACCCCACCGATTCGCTGCTCTGCGACTAGCGCAGCCGACCCGTTAGAGACTGCCCGTACCCAGAGACCCTGATAGCCCGGTAGATACTGAATCTGGCGGTAATCTACGATGCCGATGACGGAGGCTCCTCCTCCCCCCGTAGCAGGGGCTCCTCCAGTGCCCAAGAGAGTCAGCTCGAAGCCCTCGAAGCCGGCAACAATATCTGTAATATTAGTCCAGCTGGGACTCGTCCAGTGGGCTAGCTCGTTGACAAACACGGGTTCCCATGTCTCTGCGGGATAGTCGGGCTGATTCATTGTGATCTGGAGTTCGCGACCCGGTATCTTATCCCAGTTGGCCGCCCCGCGGATCTCATCGCGCGCTAGCCGCAGCGTCTCCGCCAGCCCACCCGACGGCCACAAGCCAAAGTTCCACTGATAGATGTAGCGATCCACGATAGGGACACGGCGACAACCCAGTGCCGGAATGAGAGAGCGGAACATGGATGGCCCCTCAATGTTGAAGCGCTCCTTGCCGCGGTACCAGAGCGCCGTTGCCTGAATGGGATCCGAACGCCGATCACAAAAGGCCGGTCGCGCATATCCGTCACCGAAATTCCAGAGCGGCAACTGGGCATTCGGCCACCAGATATCCTGTACCGGTGCGCCATCTGTTGCCGAGAGTTCGCGACTGAATAAGAAATAGGCGTTGTAGTTCTCTGCTTCGACGCGTTGGGCCGCCCACCGCATGTCGCGGATTAAGCCGCTGCGTTCGAGTCGAATACGGACATTACGTGAACCCTCGGTTGGAATCACGGGTAGCGCAAGGTGCTGCTCAATCGGATATGTCAGATCCGCTAGACGGAAGGCGGCGGCTTCGCGCTCTTCGAGGCTGACGTATTCGATAATCCAGTAGGCGTCCTTGAAATGCCAATTGGTGGGCATGGCCTGACCGACAACGGCTGCACCGGAACTGGCGTCGTAGAAGGGTGCACCGGCCATGCTGAGCATGGTGATTCCATCAGAGGGTTCGCGCGCCGGCGTATAGACCAGCTCTTGGAGAGTGCGGAACTGACAGGTGATCTTGACACGATCCTTGGCCAGTGCTTGGATGGGCAGGGCCTGGGGACCGATACCGTGATTCCACCAAAAGGGTGGTACGATCTCGACAGAGGTGGCGATCTTGCGGGAGGCATCGGCGGGATAGAAAGAGGGATCGCGCTGGATTAGGATGTTAGTCGAGTCGAAGTGATCAATGGGACGTTCTGTCTCGTCGATGACCTCGAGAAGGCGAGAATCAAGTGTGTCGATCACCTCATCGCTGATCGACATCTCGATGGACGAACAGATGGCGTGACCGAGTGCATTTGTCCAGTACCAGGCGGGTGTGACGGCACCAGAGGGTGCGGCGGCGGCCGCTGTATTCTGTGCCGTGCGGATGTCTGGCATATCAATGACCAGAGTAGCGCGGGTGATGAGTTCGCCCATGATGGGAATAGTCAGTGTTGCCTGTCGTCCGAAATCGGCGAGATTGTCGAATTCCACCCGCCGCCACTGGGAGGCCCAACGGGTTCGGCGGCGGAAGACATAGCTGTAGTGCTTGAACGATGGCTGTCCCTGTGGTGTGTTCAGACGCTCATAGTCCTGCAGGCCGGTCGTCACCACGCTGAGCATGGATTGCGGTGTTGATGCCATTGTCCCCTATCAGCCGAGCGTGATTTAAGTGGCCGACTGACACCGGTTACTATTGCGTTGCCGGTAGAGATCCACATTAGTGAGAATGCGATCAATGAGCACCGTGGTTGATATGAGCGGCGTACGCTGGGTGCTCCAGAACTTGCCCATTCGCTTCGGTATGTCGTAGATGTCGCTGACTCCGTCACTGACATAGGGCTCTCCATCGTGCGCGACGAAATCAATACGGTGCTCCTCTATGAACTCTTTCGTTATGACCCAGGGCGCATCGGTGACCAGTTCGTCAACCCATTTACAGTGACCGACGGAGGTAACACGTTCCTCATATGTCATGACAGTGGGTCCCTTAAGACGGTGCGTGTCGGCGTCGGTGTTGACGCCAACCATGAGCCAGACAGAGGGATGAGACTGTTTGCATTGTTGGAACACCTGGGCGTGACCGAAGTGGAATAGATCGAAAATACCGTCGGCGTAGATGCGGACAGGGGGTGCCATCTCTTATCGTAAAGGCTGAAACTGAGGTTAAAGGTAGGACGCGTTAGTAATCTAATGTTCACCCTTGTCATTCGTGAAGAAGAGGTACTAGAGCGACAGGCCACTCATCTGGTGGGAACGCTCGGTCACGTCAGTGAGGGCAAATCGACGCTGATCCGCGCACTCACCGGGGTCAAGACACAGCGACATACCAAGGAGCAGGAGCGCAATATCACCATTCATCTGGGCTACGCGAACTGTAAGATCTGGCAGCATTCTATTACGGGAGAGTTACGGACTGTTGCGCCTTCTCCTTCGACTGACTGGTCACTAGTCGCGCACCTCAGCTGGGTCGACTGTCCTGGCCACGAGGCCTATCTGGCCACCATGTTAGGAGGCACATCCGTCATGGATACGGCCTGTCTGATCATCGCCGCCAATCAGGAGATCATCCCGCAGCCCCAAACACTGGAACATCTCCTAGCAGCCGAGCTCTCAGGACTGACACGAATTGCGATCCTGCAGAACAAACTCGATCTCCTCGATGCCGCGGCCGCAGACGCGAATCTCAGCAAGATCTGCGTCTTTGTCAACGAGACCATCGCAGCCTCTGCGCCTGTTTTCCCCGCATCGGCGCAGCATGGATGGGGTGTACAGCGACTCCTAGAATGGACACTCTCCCTGCCGCCGCCCGTACGTGACCTGGATGCACCCGCACGTCTGACCTGTGTGCGTTCCTTTGATATTAATAAGCCGGGTCAGATCCACGCAAATAGCCAGCTAGCGGGGGCCATCATCGGCGGAACACTGGATCGCGGTGTCCTCATGGTCGGTGACTGGCTAGAGGTGCGTCCTGGTGTGCTCAGCCGCGGGCTTGCGGGAGAGATCCGTGTTCAGCCCATTATGACCCGTGTGCGCGGACTGCGCTGCGAATCCACTGACCTAGCCTATGCGATTCCAGGCAGTCTGATTGCGATTGCCACGGATCTCGATCCAGGACTCGGTATCGCTAACGGCATGGTCGGTCAGCGTGTTGGAGTACCGGGCTCTCTCCCGCCCGTGGTGGGAGAGATCACGCTGCGCATGCACAAGCTCAAACGGGACAGCTTCGCCTTTGGCAAACACCGCGTAGGTGATCAGGTACGTCTCTGTTCGAACGTGATGACTACGGAGGCCACGATTACCGCCATCGACGACAAGAAACGTCTGGTATTACGACTGGTTCGCCCTCTCTGTCTGGAAGTGGGCGAACGTGTGGGGGTACTACGCATGAGCAAGGAGGCAGGGCGTGAACTGATTGAGGGTGCAGGAGAGGTACGGTCGGTGGTGCCCTGGGCGCATATGGATGAGGCCGAAGGGGCTGCTCTGGCGGGCAAGCCGCAGCGTCGCATCGAATGGATTCCGCGACAGCAGCAGGAATGGGCGGTGCACGCTCCTCCCGTCTATCGTGAGCTCCTCGATGCCGTCTATCATCAAAAGGAGGAGGTCATGGGCAGTGCGTCGATTTCGCGTCTGCGTGTGCCGGATCCGATCATCCAGCGCGTACCGAAACACACGCTCTGGACGAACTGGATAGCCATTGCGGAAAAGCTGGATAGCGGGTCGATCGGATCTATCCGCTATATTGATCATATGAAGGACTGGATCGAGGCGGATCTGCGGATTCTGACATCGATCACCGGAACCGATGTTCGTGTACTGGATATGCGCGGATTCTGGAAGGTGGAGGATCTGCGTACGCTGATGCGGCGCTATGTCAGTCTGTGGAAGCGGTGTAAGCAGTGTGGGGGTTACGACACGGGATTGGTCAAGGATCACGTGATCAAGGTGCGCTGTACGCGGTGCATGACGGACAACTCGGTTTTGATCTGACAGTGTTACCTGGATCTAAGCCGTGGCTACCATATTCTAGTAATGAGCGAACCCTGTATAATAGGATTTTATCCTGTGGATATGCCCGTCGAAGGTGAGATCGTCATCGCCGATGTTAAGAACATCACCGATGTCGCTGTCTATTGTAGTCTGGTCGCCTATGGGGACATTGAGGCCATGTTACCCACCTCAGAGATCAATGTGAAACGGCATCGCCGCGTGACTGACTACATCAAAGTAGGTCAGCTCATTCCCTGCGCTGTTCTGCGTATTGCTGGTACGAAGATCGATATCTCGGTCAAACAGTGTCGCGCAGATGAAGGCGTGGTCGCATTGGATAAATATCATCGCGATGCGCGGATCAATCTCATTGTGCGTACGGCGGCGGATCAAGAGGTAGAGGCGGCGCGGGAACTGTATCGCTCTGTGGTCTGGCCGCTGGCCGATGCCTATGCGACCTTTCAAGAGGTACGTGCACAGGCGGCTTCAGACGAAAGTCAGTTGCCTCCTCTCCTAGTTGCGGCCATCCAGGCCAAGATGCCTCTGACCACCTACAATGCCGAAAAGGAGATCATGTTACGTTTTGGTCCCTTTCATGATGGAGCGGCGCGACTGCAGGCGGCACTAGTCGCGCTGGCAGCACTCGAGAATATTGTAGTCTACACAGTGGCAGCTCCCAAGTTCCGCGTAGTAGCTACGGATAAGACCGAGGCGCGGGCTGCGGCTCGGCTGGAAGCGGCGATCGCCGGTTTGCCCAAAGCCTGTTAATCTCTTTAGTTAAATACGCACCATCAAGGCCCTCCTAATAATATTTACTGGACGCTGCCTCCATCCATACCAGCTATGATTGCGAAATAGAGTGCGACTCTGTCTCCAATTCAAATCTTCTTTGTGTTGAAACTTCCGCAATGCGGACGACGTTGCACGATCCTCCCGTACCGCGTCGCGGAACTCCTGCGATATCTTAATTTCCATCATGGTCTCCCGCTGTTTATCTTTTATGATAGCCAACAGATCATTCGTGACAAGCTTAAAATTCCGTTTAGAGACGGTGACCTTGCGTCGCAAGGCTGTCCTGGCCTTATTTGAAAGAGCAATCTTTTTCCGTATTGCACGCACCTGCGTCATGAAATGCGGATCCGCCATCTTATCAATCAGGGCCGACTCATCTATAATAGGTTGGTCAGGATCTTCGAACTCCGGATAGTGGTTGGCTAGCTCTAGAACCATTACGTGACAGTGAGGACAATGCATGCGGCCGGTGGCAATCGTGGCAATCGCGGCATGCATGCTGCACTGCGTGTGTGCCTCGGCCTGACAGCAGGGCATCTTGGCCATACAGCTCTCCTCCGTCACGGGATCCTCACAGAAAGGGCAACTCATCTTGTTAAGATTGGTGCATCTCTGTCTTTAGCTAGCAGCAGAAGCAATAGCACGACGAATAGCAACCGCAGTTGCTTTTTCCTTTCCAGAGTGACCCGCCACCGTCAGCGTGAGATGCGAATTTGGCAGGGCGGCATCCAAGGCAATGGCGGCCGCCGGCGGACAGATCATGTCATAGCGACCCTGTATGATATAAACAGGGAAGTGCATCCGTCGTGCCGCGCGCAGCAGCTGACCGGGCTTGATCCAGCAATGGTGTTGGAAATAGTGGTGTTCCAGAATGGCGGTACTGGAATTGTCCAATTCTGCCTGTGACAGTTTCTGCGGTTGGAGCTGCAAGAGCGTAGATTCCCACCGATTCCAGTCACGGATAGCGGCCCTTCTCTGACTGGATCGGAATCGGCGACGATAGGAGGCCATCGTGGATTTGACTGTTTGTCGTTGTCGCGCTGAACCGCTGAAGCGAGCCCAGGTCTCAGGGAAAAAATGCGAGGCCCCACCCTCTGCATAGAGCCATTTGTCTTCCCATTTCTCGGCCAAATAGATACCGCGGATTATCATTGCAGATACGGCATCTCCATGTTTGGATGCATAGGCCAGCGCCAGAGTGGAACCCCAAGATCCACCATAGATGGTCCACTTATCCCCCTTCATCACAGTACGTCGCAAGAGCTCCATGTCAGCAACCAGATCCCAGGTTGTGTTATGGCGCAGCTCCAAGGTCGGTGTCGATTTCCCTGTTCCGCGCTGATCAAAGAGTAGGATACGCCATTTGCGCAGATCAAAATGTTTGAGTGATTTACGATTGATTTCGCCACCAGGACCGCCGTGTAAGACAACGGCGGCTCGTCCTGTAGGTGATCCGTGAATCTCATAATAGATGGAGTGACCATCGCCCACATCTATATGCATGCCCTTACCCTGGGTGTGCATTAAAGTTGATGAGGCCTTACAGTAGCACCCTGACTCTGTACGATGACCATGTTTACCTTTCTCTTCTTACTTATGAGTGGCGTGGGCGCCAGCTTTACCAGTTGTGATCTCAAGACCGCCTTGGTCTTTACGGAGTTGACGGCCGTTCCTGACAGTAGAGTGGTCGCCGGTCAGCCTATCTCCCTGCGCTTTGCATTCAATCTGTCAGAGGGCCAGTGGATCCCTGGCGGTAGCATTCGTATCAAGACTAGTCTCAATTATTTCCCCCTGTCAAGCTATACGGAATCCTTCTGTGATCGTTTCCACTGTCCTCTGATGGCCGGTGTACACGAGTTCGTCTATTCGGATGTCTTTCCCTCTCTGGTATGGGGGCGCGTCAACACGGATATTATTGTGACCAATACTAGCGGTGTGGATCTTCTGTGTGCGCGGTTGACGGTCAAATCGTAGCGGTTGCAGCATACAGTTCCCTCAGTGTCCGTGCACTCGGATCAGTTGCTCCCTTGATGAATCGTGGCATCCACATGTGGGGCGCCACTGCTGCAGCGGCGACCTCTGGGAACTGGGCAGACCAGAGAGAGCGGTACCAGCGGGCTTCGCCAGTTTTGGGTGGATTTACTTGCGATGGATCTGGGGCGGCTGCTTCTGCTGCTTGTCGCTCCCCCTCTTCCGCGGCCATCTCAAACCAGGAGCGATCCGCACGGGAGATGCCGTCACTGAATGCCTCCTTACGCCGCCAGAGCACCTTATCGGGTAACAGTCCATCATCCGCAAATGCCGCGCGCAAAATGGTCTTCTCAATCATGGTCGCCGTGGGGCGCAGAGCATCCGTCGGCAGAGCGCGCGCTACCGCGATGAACTGGCGATCTAAAAAGGGCGAACGCGACTCGAGGCCATGTGCCGCCATGGACCGCTCCGAACGCGCCACGTCATACATATGTATCTCGCGTAGCAGACGATCCGTCTCCGCCTCAAAGGCTGCATCATCGGGCGCCGCACGCATGTAGAGATAGCCACCGAGTACTTCGTCCGCTCCGTCACCATTAAGAACAACCTTGACATGGGGCGTGACTTCGCGGATAAGACGGCCCAATAGATAGTTGCCCACCGATGCCCGTACGGTGGTGATGTCGAAGGATTCGATGGCGCGGATCACGGCGGGTATGGCGGCCAAACAGTCTTCTGCTGTAACTATGCGTTCGTGGTGTATGGAATCAATGTGTTCCGCCACGAGACGTGCGTGGGCCAGATCAGAGCTGCCCTCCATTCCAATAGAGTAGGTGTGGAGGCGCGCACCTCTCTTGCAGAGCTGACGGGCGGCGATGGCCGCAACCAGACTAGAGTCTAGACCACCAGACAAACAGGCACCGACGGTGCGTACCGTGGTCAGCCGCTTGGCCACGGCCTCTTCAAGCGCTTGGCGGATGGTCTGGCCACCGGCTGTCAGACCTTCCAAAGAGCTGCGCCACATGGGTATTTTGAGCCAGGGCACTTGGTGCCATGTTGTTTTTGCTGGTTCTGCACCAGCTGCAATAGGATAGTCTAGCACGGCACCGGGTTCGATTGCATGGATAATGCTGGCACCGGCGGGAAAGCCCTTGAGCTCACTGACAATGCCATGCCAGCCGGGTCCCTCTCCCCAATAGAGAGGACGGACTCCATAGGGATCACGGGTGACTGAGACCAGTCCACGATCCAGATCGAGATGGGTGATGGCAAAGTCACCGTCGAGCTGACGGGCGATTTCTGCAAGAGAGAATTCTGTGCGAGTGATGAGTGCGGGCACGACGGCACAATCACTAGCGCCCTCTGCCACCTTGAGGCCGAGCTGCCGGATCAGTATCTCGGAGTTGAAGATCTCTCCATTGACCATGACATAGCCTCCTCCAGGCAGCACAAAGGGCTGCTCTGCGCCCTTATTTATACCTTGGATATGGAGTCGGGCGAAACCGATGTAGATCATGGTATTGCTGGGTCCGTGCACCAAAATCTCTCGGCGAGTCACGTCGGGGCCACGCGGCGTCAGCGCGTCCAGGGATTTATCGAGATCTGTTTGACCTATGGCAGGGCCCCATAGAATTGTAATGCCGCACATCTTAGCCTTGGCTGCGGCTTAGTTGTGCCTAGGCTTACGCGGTCGTTCCAGCCCAAGCAACCGGTGCAGCAGCACCAAAGCGTCGCTCCCAGTTCACTACCCAGAGTTTGCGAGCCGTGTCCAGCCCATTCATAAACTCGCGAAAGTGCGGGTAATAGACACCCTTGCCCACTGTCTTAGCATCCCAGAGAAGCTTACGGTACTTCTGGGGTGCCTGTCCCAGCGGGTACTTGTGGTTACGGTAGACATCTATGAAGCAGGTGTGGGCATCCTGTGTGGCTTCCTTGAAAGCCGCAACGATGGCCTCCGCATCGTGTTGCTCCTCTGGAAAGAGACGGAGATAGGCAGGGAGGCGGCCCTGCGACCAGCGCTCGAGCCAGATGTAGCGACGGTTGGCCTGGTTGCCACGGAGATGACGGGCCTCATCGTACTCATCGGAGCGCAATTTGTAGCGCTGCTTGTTCGCCATGTGAATCACTAGACCCTGCCATCCTGCACCGAAGCGCTTGCCCCAGGCCACCACACGCTCCTTGACATCCTCGAGCGTTTTGAGGTCGGCATGGCATTTAGGCTTGAGTGCTAACAGCTCTGCGGGAAGCTGTTCTGCTTCCAGACTGCTCTCTACTAGACTGAGATGGGGGATACCGTACTTGGTGGCGACTACGACGCGCTCCTCTGGATGCTGGAGCACCCAGGAATAAGTATGCTCCGTGCTAAGAAGACCGAGGTTCAGACCCTCGGCCTTGAAGGTCTCCCAGAAAAGTTCGCCAAAGGGGCGGGTTCCGTAGAAACTGCCGGTCGCGTTGAGAACCGTGCGTGTCGCCAATCGCCATGCGCCACCGTAATAGAACATGTTGATCATGACACCGTCAACGAAGTCCTCCACCACCAGGCCCATCTCTGTTGCCTGGGAAAACTTAAGTCCGCGTACGGGAGCAATACTGACAGGCATGTTAGTACGGGCATCCCAGATCACGCTGCGGAAAGCACCGACATGCGGTAGCGTCATGTCACTTGTCCCCTTTGAGTAGTGGATCAAGACCAATGGATCGTCGGGTGTCATGGTATCTTGGTGAATAACCATACTGCCACCCTCTGGACTGCGTAGCCAGGCGAACAGCGCCTCGCTGGTAGGGAATCGTTGTGTCAAGTCAGAAATCATTGTCGCCGTCATCGTACGGATATGGTACTGTTGGGCAGGTGGGTGGTCAACTTTGCTGCGTGGCCCGATCGGTCACCACCTCAATCCGGAAACCCGCAGGAACAGTAGTGGATGTCAGACAACACACAGGACAAACCGCAAGATCCCATACACATCGGCAATCTTATCGAGATTCTATCCAGCGAACACGGCTATCTCGTCGGTCGAGTAGTCTACCGCGACGAGACCATGCTCCGTGTCATGCCGCAGGAGGCCAGTGACCGTGCGATAGAATTTCCCATGAGCGCCGACGGAGAGTTCGATCCCACAATTGGCGTCACTAACATCGAGGTCATTGAAGTACAGACGGCCGATCACTACGTAGATTTTCTAGGTGCCCGTCCCGGTGAGATGGTTGAATTCTTCAATCTCGAGGGAGAGGAAGCCGCGCCCACCGGCACAATCGCCGAGATCACCAAGACCGACTATGAAGACAGCATCACACTGACAGACGGTCGCAGCTACTCTTTCGATGGTGTTGGTCCTCAGCCGCCGATCGCCGTCATCCGTGTTCGTTCTTCACAGAATGTGGCTGCGACTGCAACTGCAACTGCAACTGCGACGGGCGATGAAGAATCAATGAAAACCAAGATTCGCACGACTGATATACTGGCACTGCTGAACTCGGTACTGCCCTCCTCCTCCTTCGAGACCGCTCCCACGGCAGAACGCATATTCCCCGATGCAATGCAGCGCGAAGATCTCTTCCAAGATCTGCTTAGCCAACTCTCGGCCAAACAGCAGACTAATCCGCGCCGCATTCGACTCATTGAACGTGAAGTTGATCTCGCGATCGCCCTCAAAAACAAGGTCATCGAACGTGACGCAGCGGGGCGCATTGTCGGTCCCGCACCCAACACTATGACCATGATCGGTGATGCCATTGCCGCTGCCGTCGATTTTCTTCCCGCTGCCATTCCCATCGTCAATGCCGCCCGTGTTCTTAACCTCGATATGCAGAGAGAAGAAGAGGCATACAATCCCGACCACGTACTACCGCGAACCCTGAACGATGTTGAGGCACAATCCGAAACCACCGCCAAACTCTACGAGGAGGGTGCACTCCCCGCCGGTCTGGGCAAGGCATTCGCTGGTTACGCCTATGATCTCCTCAGTCGTGATCAGGCCACTCTTTCTGGTGCCCGCCCCGTAGAGTGGCAGGCCGACCAGGATGTTATCCGTACAGCCAGTCTTGATATACTCGTACAGGGTCTCTCCACTGATCTGCCCGCCTCCGGAGAACAGGGGAGTCCCGACGTGTCCCTGGTCTTCCTGAATGATAACGTGACCGACCGCACGGTTCGCGTCCTCCATGCGGATCGTATCAAGTCGCGCAAGACCGGCGAAGATATCATCGTGGCACCGACAGATCCTTCTCAAATCACGGGACACATCATTCTTCCCAGTAAGGCGGCTCTGGCATTGCGACCACCGATTCGCCCCTGTCACCTTGCCACGGCCCTCATCTATTCCGAACGGTTGCAGGATGAGAATCTTCCCACCATGGCACAGACATTGTGGGATCTGTATGCTCCTCTTGAGTCAATTGGACCGCTGGTTGCCTGGACTATCGACCCCGAGACCGCGGCCAACCTCGACATTGCCGGGTGGATCACTCTTGTACTCAAGTATGCCGTACATCCCATTGACAGTTTGGGTCCCCGTACTCCCGCACTACTCTCTCTCCTTGACACCATGGGTCTCGAGGCACGTGATCTCGATCCCACGGTGAAAGATGTCATCGACAACTGGGTCACCACCTCCCAACAACTCTGGATGAATCTTCTATTGGCAGAGCGTTCACGGATTAAGGTCCTGGCCGACGCCGAGCCCGATCGCAGTTTCCAGTCGGTAACTGGAGAGGATTCTCCTGTATGGAAGGCTCTCCAGGACGCACCCGCCCTCAAGGAGCTCATAGAAGATATCGCACGTCGCAACCCCACTATCATCGGTTCATCCATTGTGGGAGTTGCCGCACTATTAACAGAGGCACAGGGTGACGCCACTCCATTGGTCTGGTCTATTCTTGCAAAACTCGATGGTCGTACGGTCGACGTCGACGATCTCACGGCCGCAGCCGCTCTCACCGCCTCGCGCTCCTACATTCTCCGTCGTAAGGCGCTGCGGGATCTGATGCTGCTCAGTCTTCGCGCCGAGCCCGAGATCAACCCCTGTCCCCATACCCGTCGCCTGGAGGCAATTCGCAATATCGGCGAAGTGGTGCAACGCTCCCGCCTGCTCCGCGACTTTATCGAAGAGTATCAGGGCGGTCGCAAGGGAGACTGGATCACCTGCACGCTCTGTAGTCAGGACTGTGTCTGTTACCATGAGCTGATGGAGCTCGAAGCGCTGGCCCAGCCCGCCCGTATGGATGCTATCCAGAAACAGATGCTGATCCGCTTTGGCGGTGACCGCTACGAGGGCAAGATTGTCTGTCGGAATTGCGGACAGGCGCTGCAGAATATCGACTTCGATGACCATGTAGAGTTCGACGACAATGGTCGTCCCATCGTGGAAAGCTCGGTCTTACCACCGGAGGAGGTCGAGGTCGCGCCCATCACATTCAAGTCCGCGGCCCAGCGTTATCTCTTCGAGATTCTGACATATATTATGTCAGAAGGTGGCTTCTCTCTGCCCGAGCCCACGGTACGAATGATTGTCCAGTACGCTGATCTCTTCGTGATCGCCACCACGCCGGTGCAGGCGGCCTTCGAGGCCCAGCGGACACAGCGTATGACCTCGGCGTCGACGCGACTCTCGATCAAGGGTGGACTGGTCGCGCAGCCGGAGATTCCCACTTATGCTGCATGGCTCGATGATCTGCGCGTGATTGGCCTCACTGGACTAACAGTGATCGCGCTCCAGACTGCTATTCCGCCCATCGTGGTCAATAGCTCTTCGCCGGCCTGTCGTTATAGTGGGGAGGGCTGGCCCATCAATCCCGCGGCGGCACCTAATGATCCCAAGGGTACGGTGGCCTACATGGCCTGCGTGATAGCCATGATTGCACGCGACACTCTGCCCTGGAAGAACATGAAGTGGAGCGGGGAGGGCAAGCGTGAGATTCGCATGACTAAGGTGATGGCGGGACTGGTACCGGCCATGCAGCTCATGCTGGTCGGCCATCCCAAGACGGGGCCCCTGCCCTTTACGGCATCGCTCCGCCAGCTTCTGACACAGGTTCAGAGTGATGAGAGTGCGGCGAAGGAGCGGATGATCGTCTCTGTGAGAGATGTATTACCCTTTGGGTTCCGCCCTGCGCCCTTTCCTGGTAAGATGGGACGGCCCTCAGTGGAAAGGGATCCGCTGCCGAATGTGGTCGCCGCGGTAGCGGAGGGAAAGCTGATGCGCGCCAGCCTCTTGGATCCTCTTGTGCTCGCCCTGCGCCGCCAAGCCATGGCGGTAGTCACGGAGCTCCACGAGGAGGCCGCGGCCTCTATCGCAGCACTCGGCGAACACAAGCCGGTGGGACTAACAGAATCTGTCTGTTGTCCCGTCTCTCTTAATACTGCGCTCACCGGTGAGCCGGAACAGCTCCAGTTACTGCGGGCGGGGCGTCTTGTGCGCGGGGTGACGGGGACCAAGCTCTGGGAACAGATGCAGGAGCCCGAGATCGCCGTGATTGAGCAGACTGTGGATAATGATGTCTATTTCAAGCTGTTTTTGAAATATTGTTTCCGCGGGCCGCAGGTGGGCGATGCTCACGAGTTCAGTGCGGGCAATATCTGTCGTCAGTGTGGACTAACACTGGGTAAACCGATTGATCTGGTTGATTTTGCGGCGGAGGGTGCGGCGATTTTGGCCGCACAGCAGGGAGGATTGAAGGTGGAAGTCACCCAACCGGCCTTTGAGGCTCTCTCTGACGCTGTACGGCGTCGGAAGATCATGGTGGCGCGGATCATGACGGGGCGACCTCCGTGGGAATCTGGTCTCGAGAAGCTGGCGGCGGCCTGTGTGGGGAGCTTTGGCGCGATCGGCGCGGCCTTGAAAGAGATACTGGCTGCAGGGGCCGGTGCAGTCAAGGTCGATGAGGGTGCCCGTATTGCACGGTGGGCACCCATCAGTGAGATCATGGGTCTGCTTCAGTCAGAGATCACGACGAAAATTGGGCCGATCTCGGCGGTTGCCACGGGGCGTAGCAAGAAGCGTTCTGACGAGGCCCGCGCTGCACTCAAACAGCTGGTCGACATGACGGAGGATCCCTTCGTGGAGTCACCACGAGCGCTGCAGGAATACTGGTGTGCTAAGACGGAGGGGGCGGGCGTAGACTATGCTGTACGTACGGTGAAGGGAGCCAAGTGGTTCAAGATCTCGACGGAGCACGATGCACGTCTGAATAAGATCATGCGGGAGAATGCGGACTGGTACGGGGGTGTCGTGACGGTTAACATGCGTGAGCCACTGGCGGCCATCGGTCTCAGACTCGGTCCTCTTCTGCGGATATGGGTAGCCACAGTCCGCCCCGATGTGATCGAGAATGGCTACTGGACCAAGAGCGAGGCGCAGATGGTCTTACAGTGTTTGGTGATGCAGGTCTGGCGGGATGCAGTGACATCGACGTCTGATATGTATCGGAGCGTGAAGACGCCGGCGATACGTGTGACGGTCTCGGATTCCGTGGCGGATTGGACGATAGCGCTGATGGTGCATGCCCGGCAGCAGTTTTCGCGATATGATGCGGAGAGGGTCAAGAAGATCCTGCAGCAGCGGGCGGAGCTCGAGACCACCAGCGTCGTTGAGGAGTTTTCTTCCATCAAAGACGATGATTTGCGTGCGGCGGAGCTCATTAAGAAACAGTTTCGAATTGGACGCTGGGGTCTGGCGGCGAAGGGCTTTCGGAAGTACGATGCAGAGATGTATGAGTTTGAGACGGAGCAGCGACATCGGATGGGGATTATTGATCCGCCGGTGGATCCGGTTTTGCTGGAGGGGGCGGCTGCACCGCAGGTTCTGGCTGTGGTACTAGAGGAGGGCTACGATGTAGACCAGGCAGCGGACGGGGACAACTATTAATGGGAAGTGGGAAGGTTCTGTAAGTACCGATGGGTTTCCAGGCATTGGCTTTTGCCGGTGTCTGGTGCGCTTTGGCTTTTGCCGGTGTCTGGTGCGCTTTGGCAGACATATAATCCTAAACAGAGGTGCTATTCTTTTCAAACGATTGCGGCGTAACCGTAATCAGTAAAATCCACCCCCCGTTAGAGTATGGAGAACCTGTGGGTGGCGATTCTGTTTTACAGCGTGGGCCTGGGTCTGGTGCTGCACTTTCGCCCGGCAGCGATGTTTCATGCCAATGGTAACTGGAAGGAGTTTGGCTACAAGCGTGATTCGCGTCATACACTCTTTCCCTTCTGGCTCTTTGCTATCACATGGGCCTTTGTGAGCTACGCGATGGCGGCAGTATTCACGGCCATTATTCCTGTGGCCAGTGTTGCTGGGGCAGTGGCAACATCATTTACATCGGAGCAGGAGCAGGAGCAGGAGCAGGAGCAGGAGCAGGAGGAAGAAGAAGAAGTTGCTATTCCCGTAAGCCAATCCAAGAGCTCTAAGAATAAGCCAAGAGCCGGCTATTACGTACTGGATCCGAAGCAGGCGGCATCGGGTTTGCGTAAGTATATCTATTACGGGCCGAATAAACCAGAGAATGAGGTCTAAGCTTAGACCGCTGAACTTTCTTAGACCGTTGCGGATTTTACACCTTTTAACATAAAACTCCGATTCTTTTGCGTTTAAAATTAACATATAATATATATTTATATATTATGAACTATTTGTTTGATACAAAAATAAGTACTCCATTATGTGAAATAATGGGCAGAAACAAAAGCGATAAAGGGTCTAATACAATTGAGTCTAGTTGGCATAACTATACGACATTTTATTATAGTATATTCAAAGATTTACGCGAGAAGCAATTAAGAGTGTTTGAATTGGGCTTAGGAACAAATAATGTACATTTACCATCCAATATGGGTGCTAATGGAAGACCTGGCGCATCTCATTTTGGTTGGTCTGAGTTTTTTCCTAATTCTCATATTTTCGGTGCCGATATTGATACTGATATATTGTTTAATACTGATAAAATAAAAACATTTTATTGTGACCAAAGAAATCCAGAAATTATAAAAAAAATGTGGAATGAACCTGCGTTACAAGATAATTTTGATATTATTGTTGAAGACGGATTACATTCATTTAATGCAAATGTATGTTTCTTTGAAAATAGCATACATAAATTAAAACAAAATGGATATTTTATTATAGAGGATATAAGTAATAACGAGGAATATTTATTTAAGAATAAGATTAAAGAATGGGAAAGACAATATAAAGATTGTTTATTTACATTATTAAAAATACCATCATCTCGTAATGTTTGTGACAATACTTTGTTAGTAGTGGTTAAATCAGCATTTTAAATGAGCGTTTTGGGGCTAACCTCACAATAGGGCAATTATATCACGAACGGGCAACGGAAGACCCGCGCATTGGTCTAAATAAGATTCCAGGTATATTTTACCTTCGGTAATATTTGCCTAATGTCCAGTTTGAATGTTCACGGGTCTAAGTTAGTTGACATTGCAGTTCGTTGCCGCCATAGAGCCGATTCCCACACCATAGGCCCCCGCAAAGGCCGCCCAATAAGCTCCTCCAATCATAATCTCCTTGAACTCCTGTGCCTCGTACTCTATATAGGTCAAGGCCGCCCCGCCTTTTTGTACAGGATCAGGTGTGGTCGCCGACACCAGCTCTCCACCCGCTGTCGTAATAACATTATTGATCCGCGCCATCGCCGGCGTCAGCAGAGACTTGTGTGCACCAAACAGTTGGCTCACCGTGAGTCGCATTGATTCGATATAGGCGGGCAGGGCCACCATACCCGCCGTTAAGAATGCGCATATCCCCGCCGCCGTAAGAATAGACCGATAGTCTTTCACGCCCTTACATGCCGATGCCTGTAGCGACATGAGAAACCCACATTGTACCAGACCCGATATAGCCGCTGTGAGCAGTACGAAGATCATGATTTTTCGCGGCAGAACCATGTAGGGTAGTACAGATAAGAGCACACCCACACCAACAGGGATGGCGATATGCACCAGCCAGGATCCGGCCATGATACCGTAGAGCAGATTGGTATCGACAGGCATCGCTAATGCTTTGCACTAAAGTAAATTTCGGTGTCCAACGGTAAGGATGTCTACGCGTACCGTAAAGCCCGAACTCGTCAAGACACTTCGTGATTGGTCTAAGCGCTGGCCGGGCACGAGCAATCTCGGATTTGATCCAGAGACCCGGGAGCCCGCCATATTCTCCATAGGAGCCGAGCGTAAACAGGTATCCAAGATTCCTTGGGTACGCGAGGGTGACACTCTGACCATTCTGTCCACACCGACTCGCTTCTCGGAGGCGGCCGTGACAGCAGCGACGGCCCGCTACAATAAGATCGGCGAACAGCGCAAGGCCTATGAGATGGCAGCGGCAGATCAGATCCGTACGGCCGAGGCGGAACTTTTGGACGCCTGGCGCGCATATCGGAATCCTGGGGGGCGCTCCATCGATGCCTTGCGCCGTGATATTCTCACAGCGGAACGCAATATCCGACAGGTGGAAGATGCGCTTGCTGCGCAAATCTATAAGGATCGTGAACACGTCAAATATGGGGAGGGTTCATCAATCTATATGCCGCCGATGCCGGTGGCGCGACGGGGAGTACCGCTGGTATCGGTCTCATTGTAGCGGATAACTGGAAATCCGTGTTTCATTCTTATCACAGTTCACCGTGTCAGCATGGTACTTGAAGCAGACTCCATTGCGATCCTGGTAGGTGATCTTTCCCGCGTTATCGAGACTGGGATACTTGTAGATCACGGTCGGCATCGGCTTTAAGATGTAGACCAGAAACATGCCGAAGAAGAGCCCTACGAGAAAGGGGAGGAACTGCAAGTGATTGAAGAATTTCATTTTCCCTACAGATAGCAGGGAAAATGAACTACTGGATTCTGATGGAGCGACCCTGGATGGCCGCCTTTGTGAGTTTCATGCTAGGCTTTGGCATTGCCGCCATGTTCCGACCGCTCTGTAATGGACCTGAATGTATTGTCCTACATGGTCCGCCGGTGAAGGAGGTAGTGGATAAGGTCTACCAGATGGGGGAGAAGTGTGTGGAGTTCACGACGGAGGTGGTGACCTGTCCTGCAGCGGACTCGGGCGAACAACTGGTCAAGACAGTACAACGGATTGCATCTTGAAGCAGAGCGTTTCGACCCCTTGTTTTTTCTCGTTGAAATAAGCAACATGTCAATGAGCACTTCTCTTGAGGATCTTGGTGGTGCGCCTTCCACAGGTTCGGCAGATGAGGAGCGCGTGAAGCGGATCATGGCTGAGATGAACGCAGGCGAAATTGCACAGGCACCTCCTCCGGCCTATGCTCCAATGCCACGTGTCATAACAGAACCGCCGATCACCACCAGTACCGGTCAAATTCGTATGGATCCTGGTACTTCGCGCGCACATGTGATCGGGAATAGCCAACCCACCATGGCCGATTTTCAGTCGATGTTTACACAGGCCTCCCCCGGAATGGCTCCCTATCATGGTCCGGCTGTGATTCCTGGACCGATTCTGCCGCCACCCTCCAAGGCTATTAACTGGAAGATGAATCTGTCCATGCAGTTCCGCAGCCCCGTTGCCGTTGCCATCATTGTCTTTCTGCTTAACTTGCCGGTGGTGACGGCGACGCTGTCACGGTATGCGGCATGGATGTATCTCAGTAGTGGAGAGATTTCGATCTCGGGACTCCTCGTAAAGGCTGTTCTTGCGGGTGGAATGTTCTTACTCTATCAGAGTCTGTCTGGCCAGATGGATAAATAAATGTCCTGATTAGAGTACCATGGACAAGCTATTCGGTAAGCCTTCTAAGGCAGATAGTATTGGTATTGGATTTCTGGCAGTGGCCGCGGTCTATGCCTTGGTGCGGGGCAAGCCTCGTACCATTCTGGCGGGTATCGCATTCACGCTGATTATATTTGGAGCTTTACCCAAGCAGTCTGCCCTGGCCTTCTTGGTGGGTGCATCGGTGATTCTGCTACTGCAAACACGGGGTTCGGCAGAGGGCTTTGAGGATGCCTCTGGTTCTGCTGTTGTTGCAGATGTACCAGAGGCGGATGCAGAAGCAGAGGCAGAGGCTGCAGAGAAGGAGAAGGAGAAGGAGCATGCGGAGAAGTTTGCGGGAGGCAAGAAGCCGATGCTGCCCGACAATGCCACGCGTAAGGAGCCGCTGGAGCTGGGTAAGCCCTACAAGCTACCGAATGAGAATGATGATAAGGGTTTCCATCTGGATGCGGGTACCACATTCTTGAATGCCTATAAGGCTCTCAAACCGGACCAGATCGCCGCGATGACAAAAGATACGCAGGATCTGTTGGCCACACAGAAGTCATTGGTGGGTATGTTAGAGTCTTTCGGACCGCTGATGAAGGATATGGGGAAGATTACGGGCTTGTTCGGTCCTACGAAGTAATGTCTACCAAACTATGTGCAAACAAGTAGAATGTGGTTTTACGTGATGATAGTTACACTCTTACTCGTGTTAGTTTGGCTGACGCAAGTGAGAGAGCGTTTCGTGGTTGGTCCAGGTACTGTTCTGCCAGGTGGATTCGAAGTGCCTGACATTAATCCGGCGGATCTGCCGCCCCCGCAAGAGATATTCAAAAAACTCCGCGATCTTCTTGACAAGTACGATAAGCCCGAGATCTGGGATCACGCTACACAGTCAATCGATAAAGATCCAGGTCAGCTAGCACGCGAGCACCTGGGTATTCATAATGGCTCGGAGTAATGTAAACATAGCTATATGTTAGAGAAATGGTACGCAAATGTCCGCGCGGTGTAATCTGTACGGACAGAACCACTGGCTGGCTAATTGTCTTTGGTCTCGCGGTTCTAATTGGAGTGGCCTGGGTCTTTGCACCTCGGCCATCCGCTCCTGCAGAATCCAAGATTGTTGTTGTGCATGCGCAGCAACAGCAGCAACAGCCGCAACAGCAGCAACAGCAGCAACAGCAGCAGCTTCTCTATCCAGAACCCGTTCAGCGTTACGGCCTCGGTCTTCCATCTATTGCGGTACGGGGTCCAGTGGGACCCTATCAGCAGGTTGGTATTCTGACTGGAGAGGGCGGTTCTTCGGGTTCAGCCTCTCCCGATCGCACCATCCTGCCTCTCTTTGGTCGTGAGCTAGATGCACGCCGCGGCCGCTGGAACTACTACACCCGAACGGATGGTAACAATCCAGTACAAGTACCGGTGCGGTCGCGTAATCGTGTGTGTGACGATGATGCGAACGGATGTGATGAGGTATCCTCAGATGATTCCATTCACGTACCGGCGCTAGGTCGGTCGTTCAAGGCAACAGTTTATCGCAAGTCGATCTTTGGTTGACTGCGCCTTCGGTACTCGACGTTACTTAACTTTGGTTGATACCGGTAGGGAATGGGGGACGTACTTCTGACATGTGAAGAAACTCCGCTGGCGTGGCCGGGTCTAGTAGATATCGCCGACGTCACCACGAGTTCGACTAGTCAACTGGTATTATCCACACCCATCGCCGGGACTTTACAGATCTCTAATCGAGATCCAATCCGAGACGGTACAAATATACAGGAGAGTTCCCTAGTGAATGCCGACTTTCGTGGCCAGAACTACAGTCTCGACAATAGCTCCATTGTATTCAATGCCCCAGGACTCCATATCTTTCCGGGGCAGACAACTCCATATCCCGCCGAAATCCACATCCACATGACGGCCACCTCCTCTCCCCAACGCGGAATCACCATCGTAGTCCCCGCATCGCACCTGGTCGACCCCGCCAGTCATCCTGGACAGGCATACTTCTCCGCAACTTCCGCTACAGGTACCACCACTGCCCCCGTGCTCTCCACTATCATCCCTCAAGATGCGAAACTCCTCATGTATCGGGGCCCCGACATACGTGGCCGCACCGCCGCCACTCCGAATACGGCCGCATGTGCTGCCGATTCTATGGAGCGCATGTTTCTCCTCGTACTCGACACGGCATTTATTCTGGCCACCGATCTCTACCGTATTCCCAGCATAGGTGCCAAAAACTCCACCGATCCGCGTGACCTGCCTGCGCTAGGTATTGCGCCCTCTACGCCCAACATTGCTAGGAATCGCCTGCTGCGGTGCATCACCATTGCATATCCCGGTATCGTAGCCAAGGCCTCTGATATTCCCATTCTTGAACCCGTCAGTACCGAACTGGAGTGCAAACCTCTGCGTGTCGTCGACGGACGTGATGTGGTCGACGACTCCGCTGGAAAATCCATTGATCTGGCCACTCTTCTCGGCTACAAGGATGTCAGCGGTGCGGCAGCGGCTCCAGGGACAATAACCAATATGGGCTTGGCGGCCTCTGTCTTACTCTTCATCGGTACCGTAGTTGGCCTCTTCATCGCCGACTTCTTTATCGACTTCATATGGCGATTCTGTTTTGAAGACAGTGAGGCTCTGCGTGCATGGGAACCTCTTAAGATCTGGATTTTTCTATTGATCGCCTTGGTCACGGCCCGCTCTCCCACAGTCGACGCCTGGACAAAGATCAAGGCAATGTTTTTTGGCGACGACCAGTAAGGGATGTACATATTTCGAACACTGGTTGTCTATGGTGTCGCCGTTGCCGTGATCCTGATTTTGATCAAGGTCGTCTGGGGTACGCCGCTGGTCAAGGGTCTCCGTACCTCGGTGGAGGGTTTTGCATCCACCAGGCCTACCAATACCAGTACCGAATGTCCAACCGGATCGGTCATGTACATGTATGAGGGAGTGCCCTACTGTTGCGGTGGACAGGTCAATAGTGATGCCGAGATCATCACGCGCACATGCCTCGCATCCACCTCTAATCCCACGGCGCCGACGCCGCTCTTTTGCACACTCGGTCCCACGACTAGTGAGGGTATTCCCAACTGCATAGAGACCAAGGCGGGCCTCTACGAGGCAAAGGGGGAGGCCATCTGTCCGCCGTCGATGCCGAACTTTGTGATGACCGATGTCTCCCACCAGACCTGCTGCACGAGCGCAACTACAGCGGATCTGACGGCCTGCATGGATCCCACACAAGGCAGCTGTAATGTGTCGAACTCGGCCTACTGGCTGGGAACCGCGACGAGCTGTCAGTACCAACGCTTGCATGAGAATAACTCTAGCTGTACCCCAGGGCAGAAATCGACGACTATCCAGGATAATATCACAAAGGCAAATGCTAGTGGGGGGTCGACAACCTACATGGTACCTGTATGGGGTTGTACGGATGCCAGCGGGGGGAACTTCTGCGTCTCAAAAGCCCTATCCAAACGTCTCAATGAGATGTTTGGGCCGGGCACATCGACCTATCCAATCTGTGCTCCTAAGATGACTTGACCTTGTCCGAACCCATTCCCTTTTTGGGATGATAGGGGGCCGATCGCTTTTCCAGAGGCCACTGGGGGCGGCGCTGATTCAGCGGATATTGGCCAGGCGGTACGGGAGTCTGCCAGGCCTGCGCCTGCGGCCAGTAGGTCAGGAGTGCGGCACCCACCAGCAAAAAGGCGACGATCATCCAGATAGACTGACGCATTCTCTATCCTAGACGCAGATAGAAAGATGACTGCGGGGAGCATCGAATACAGAGAGTACAATGTTCCTGACTAAGACATGGTCCGCCATTAACAATGATGCCCGCATCCTGAGTCACCGCGGATACGCGGTTCGCAAGGACCAGTTTGACGCGGCCCAGACTCGTCAGCTCCGTGCTGCACTGACCATGAAACCCCGTGTGGCCGAACAGTTTGCCGCGGGTATTGATCCCTTTCCCATCTTCTTCGAGAGTCCCAGTCGCTGGTATCTGCCGCGCTTCTGGGGAATCGACAACTGCGGCGAACCCGATGGCGATGCACGTCAATCGGGTCGGCCACTACGGTCCGAACTCGTCTTCAATAAGACTCTGCGCGCCGAACAGCTACCCATTGTGGAAGCCTTCCAGGCCGGCGGATGGAACGGTCTGATCTGCGTACCCTGTGGATATGGCAAAACCTTCATGGCGATCTGGCTGGCTCTGCAGATGGGCAAACGCTTTCTCGTCGTCGTCCATCAGGAGTTCCTCCTGGAGCAGTGGCGGAAAGAGTTGGAGGGTTCCGTACCAGGGATCCGTATCGGCGTGCTCCAACAGGATAAGGTACAGACGGGCTACGCGGCACCGGTTGTCCTCTCCGTGGCAGAGATCAAAGATCGGCTGCGGGCCCATGGTCTCCGTTTGGGCGGCGGTCGTGAAGAACTGTTGGCACGCCTCAGGACCGTGGAACCGGAACCGGCCCCCTTGGAATACGACTGCTGTATCTGTATGCTCCAGACAGTGGCATCGCGGGAATGGGCGGTCGACGCCTTCAGCGGCTTCGGCTTCACTATCTTCGACGAATGTCACCACCTTGGCGCGGAGCACTTCTCCAAGGCGCTGATGTCGATCCAGACGGAGAAGATGTTGGGACTCTCTGCAACACCGGAACGCATCGACGGACTGGACAATGTCTTTCTCTGGTTCCTGGGGCCGGTGCGCTATCAGATCAAGGTGCGGGAAGCCGATGAGTCCGTGGAGGTGCGTGTACTCCGCTTCACCTCGGCGGATCCGGCCTATGCGGACGATCCCACGGACTGTCGGGGTGAGATCTCACGACCGCGGCTCTGCAACCAGCTGGCAGAGTATGCACCGCGTACTAAGGCGATTTGCGACGAACTGACACCGGCGGTGACGGAGGGGCGGAAACTGTTAGTACTGTCGGATCGGCGGGCACATCTGGAGGCCTTTGAGGCGGAGTTCAAGGCACGGGGCTTCACCTCCATCGGCTACTACGTGGGCGGGATGAAGGCTGATGCGCGGGATGCGTCTGCAACTGAACAGATCATCCTGGCGACCTTTGCACTGGCGGCGGAGGGCATGAATGTTCGTGACCTGAATACGGTGGCGCTCGTGACGCCCAAGAGCAGGATTGAACAGGCGGTGGGGCGGATCTTCCGCCTCAAGAAGGAGGAGAGGGTATTCCAACCGGTGATTTATGATATCCATGACACGCACGATTGCTTACAGGTTCAGTACAAGAAGCGGCTTGCTTTCTATAAGCAATGCGCCTATCGGATCATGATCAAGGGCTCGGGCAGCGCAGAGTATAGGATGATCAGAACGGCAACTGCAACGGCAACTGCAACTGCAATGGCAACTGCAACGGCAACTGCAATGGCAACTGCAACGGCGGCACCGCTCTTCCGAACTTAAAAATAACTGTATTATGTAATGGTAACGATCGATATCTGTGGAGAAGCAGTACAGTTTTTCCCAACATACATGCGCTATGGATCAAACGGCTCCTTCTATACAGATGCTGCCAAGCGCTATTTTATGAAGCGGCCGCACAAGATACAAGACCTCATTTGCGAGGTGACTGCCCTGCGTCGGCTCCAAAAGTACGATAAGTATTTCCCACGACTCTTTGCTGTAGCACCGACCTATTTCGTCGTGAACTTTATCGATGGAGTAGCTTCCTATAGGTCCGTGTATCCTCCCAACTTCCTGGATCAATTGAAAGAGGCCGCGAACTATCTCGAAGCCGAACAGATACTGCACGGAGATCTCCATGCGCAGCAGATTATGCTGGATAAGAGTGGGAATCTCTGGATCGTAGATTATGGATATGTATCATATCAGAACACGCGCACTAATGGGGCACAGCGCATGCGTGACCAGAAATATACTCTGGAGAGTTTCGCACGGCAAAAGCAGTTACTACCCAAAGATCCGGCTGCGGCCACTGAGATTGGGGCAAGTATGATGCGACAACGATTTCCAAACTTCCGTGGTTATGGACTCTAGGCTCAGACGCCATGTACGACGAGACGTTCGGCCGCCTCCTTTTCTGTCAGGACCTCGTTAGTAACTAGCCACTTGCTAACGAGGTCACGTTGATTTCCCTGCATTTTGATAATCTCTTCGCCCTCAGTGTTTTTGTCCACACTGGCCGCGCAATAAAGAGTCTTTTGAATCGCCTTCGCAATTCTGTCGAGATCGAGGTCGTCATCCAGTCCTTCTATCAGTGTAATCCACCGCCTACCCATCTGCTGCGTACGGATGTGTATCTTACTGGTACGCTGAATCGCCTCGGTGAACTGAGTGGTCGGAGTGAAGTTTAGTAGCTGGTCCATCGTACAGCCATTGACATGGACTGGTTGGTGAGTCAAGTTTTAGTTGGTTCGCTTGGATCGCTTGGATCGCTTGGATCGCTTGGATCGCTTGGATCGCTTGGATCGCTTGGATCGCTTGGATCGCTTGGTCCGTCGCCCACCTGACATTACCGTACGATCATAGCCAGTCGGATCAAGATAGTGTGCAGAATCTGTACTGTTGACACCCTCTGGACCGAAACCATAGCCGGACTTATAGCTCGTGATCGGATCTGCTCCTCCCACCTGGGAATGAGCGGTGCAAGGCCTGAGATCTGTATGACTGAAATAGCGTCCATTGTCATTATTGGCTACATTTATTGCAAAGCCACCGTGTCCGCTACCACCACCGGACTGCATAGGGGGCGCGCCCATACAGCCGCAGCCGCCCCTTTGTTTGCGGGGTGCCTTCTTCCTACGACCTCCAAACTGGACCGGGCTGAACGCGCTCACGTTGGGCATGAAGGCTGTGCGGGCGTCACCACATTGCGAATACCATGCACCGCGGGCATCTATGGGCGTACCAGCGGCAGACATTCCCATGGATCCATTGTAACCATAGCCGGCATCGGAGTTGCCACCGCGTTGCTTGCGTGTCCGTTGGCGGCCTTGCATCCTCTATCGGATACAAGGGATATTTATGGCGCAACGAAGGCCGCTGCATAAGATGCGACCGACGATGTAGATAGACTCACGGCCTCCCACTTCTTAAACGCGGTATTCCAGATCACTTCAATCAGTGTTCGGGACCCCTTTATCGTACGGAGTTCATTAGAGATAGCCAGTGTTCGGATGAGGAGTCGACCGAGGGGAGTGCCATCGGCAGAGCTCAGGGCCCATTGATCGGGACCGGCTTCGCGATTGGCTATGGCGATCAGTGGACCAGTGTTGGCCATTGCAGTTGCCGTTGCAGTTGCCGTTGCCGTTGCCGTTGCAGTTGCCGTTGCAGTTGCCGTTGCAGTTGCAACAGAGGTAACAGAGTTCGAGATCCAATAGAGACGCCGCCGTGCGGCCTCATCAGTTTGAATCTCCCACATACCATCGGCCGCAATCGCACTAAGAGACTGCCACGGAGCCATCTCTACAGACAGTCCATCGATGAGCCGGGCATCTAGGATGGCATAGTGTTCGAGCCACTGGACCGCACGTTGATATCTCTTCCCAAAGGCCTCCTCGTCAACCAAGGGCTGTCCTTTCCAGAGCAAGCTATCTTCAATCCAGAGTCGCCGAGAGGTGGCAGAGAGCGTGGCTGCAAAGACCGTGAGACCAAGGCCGGTTGTACTGAAGAACTGTGGGTCCACACGGAGTCGGAGAAGCGCAACGCGGGGCGTCGGTCTCTTTACGGTTGGCGGATCATCAGAGACATAGACACAGCAACGCTGCGCGGGCCAGATACATAGTAAACCGGTACGCGCTCGGTCGGCAGGGCGCCGGAGTGCGTACCAAAGACCCCGTTTCAGAGCAGGCAGGTGCTTACTCTGAAATGGTATCGACGGCTTACGAAGATGGTCGAGGGTGGATAAGAGTTCCGCAGTATCTGCTGCGTTTACGAAACATGGTAGACGCAAGTTATCAGCCCATGTCTGTAGCTTGACGGTTGCCATTAGTCTTATCTAGATGGGATGCTTTTAGCCCGAATAGATCATCCATAGAAGTATGGCTAGATAAGTAGCATGCAACACGACTGCCTTGGGGTCATTCAAGTACACACAGGTGTACTTATAGTCAGAAAAAGAGGGTCCGGTGTATACATAATAGAGACTGATCAGTGTTATACCGATGATAGTTACTGATAAGTATATCTGTCGTGGCATCTTTGGTGCAGCTAGTAAAAAATAACCAGATGCGAGTTCAAACAGTATTATTAACCACTCCATAAAAGGATTATTTAAAGGGATGGATTCAATCTCTAGTTGACGTATTTCTGGAAAGATTATTCTGACTACCGCTGCCGTTGTTAATACTATCGTAATAAATATATTAAATAATCTATGCATACTCTACTCTATGAAATATAATCATTACCTATAGAAGGAATATGCCAGTACCGTCCACACGGTTATCTACTGATGATATTTTATATAGAGTACTATATTCTCCACTGTCCAAACACCTGTGTATCTTGAATCCTAATCATATTACTATTGTATGTTTCTTAATGCTCCTACCAATCATATGGGGTCTTTTGCACAAATGGCCCCTTTGGATAATGGTTGTATTAATATTTATAAGACAATCGCTTGACTGCCTTGATGGATCTGTAGCGAGGGCGTGTAATAAAACCTCAAAGTTAGGCGCAATACTGGATTTATCTGAAGATATATTAACGATAATTTTTCTTGGTGGATTAATGATATGGATATTATGGACAAATAACATAGCACCGGTATGGATATCATTATCCGCAACACTGGTATGGTTATATGGGATTTTTGTCTTTTCACGTCACTTATATGGTGCAACTGTTGACATACAGATACCAATGTCTTTGATCGAACAATACATACACGATAATACAGTTGTACTTTCTATGTTATTAATTTGGTGTGCGCATTCCATAATTGCACGGGTCAAAAACTAGCAAAGCCGGATGGCTCCATGCCGTCGTAGGCGAAGACTGAGTTACCGACCATGGGACCGCCGTTCTGCGCCATTTCGGGACTGAAGGGTTGCTGGTTGCCACTCAGAGGCGTACTTTGCGTGGCTGCGCGCCCTGATGTGATATCGGATATCTGCATGGTCGGTACGGCTTGGTCTCCCTGAGGTTGGTGGAACATCTGTTCGGGGTGACGGAGGTTATCTTGGATCTGGGCAGGAGAGTGCGCCTCGTGACCAACGGGCTGCTGCTGAGGGGCTACCGCGCGGCGCTGCAGCGGTTCGGGTGCACGCATCTCTGCCTCCGTTTGTCCTGCTACGGAAGGATAGCTTGGCTGCTCTTGCTGTGGCTGTTGCTGTCCCTGAGGCTGTTGCTGTGGCTGTTGTGGCTGTTGCTGTGGCTGTGGTCGCAGCATTGGCTGCTTGCGCGTATTACCGGTGAGACGACGACCTGTCTTGGCCCACCACTGATAGGCGAAGAAACCAACCACGAGGAGCACCACAAGGCCGATAACTAACGAAGTATCCATTGGTTCTAAGGCTCCGGGATCTTTTTCCGCATGGTCAGATACGCGGTACTTGACATTATAAATCAACGCTCCCATATTAGAATGTCCATACCGCAGGTATCTCAGAGTTTTTTAGCGACTCTATTTTCGCGTCTGTGCCGGCTGATTTCATCGAGAGACATCTCCATACCGGAGGTGACAGCGGCCCCTGGAGTCCCTGTAGTCCCTGTGACGGTTGCTGAGGCTGTTGCTGTCCCTGAGGCTGTTGCTGTCCCTGAGGCTGTTGCTGAGGCTGTGACGGTCCCTGAGGCTGTTGCTGTCCCTGAGGCTGTGACGGTCCCTGAGGCTGTTGCTGTCCCTGAGGCTGTG